GGGGGGGGGGGGGGGGTGGGGGGGGGGGGGGGGGGGGGGGGGGGGGGGGGGGGGGGTATCCCCCCGGCGGAGCGAGCGGTACATGCGACCACCACCACACGGTCAGATCACCCTTGTACTCCTTGTCAAGAACACGGAGCAGACGTATCTTGTGGGCGATGGGACGAGATCACGCGAGATCACGCGAGATCAAAAAAACAACGGAGGCGATGCGTGTCAAAGACAGCGATAGCGAGTGGGGCAGACCGACAGCGGCGGGAAGAAATCGTGGAAGCCGTGCTGAGTGGGATGGCGGATGGCAAAACGCTGCAGGAAACGATCAAGGAAGTGGCACGGGCACGGGGAGAAGTGATTCGGCCCGGATCGGTACGGATGTGGATTACGCTGGATGAAGCGTGGTATCTGCGCTATCAAAAAACAAAAGCCCTGTTAGGGCAGGCATTGGCAGAGGAAGCCATTGTGGTAGCACGGGAAAGCACGTCGAGTACGACAGCGATGGATCGGGTGCTGATTGATACGTTGAAGTGGGCAGCATCAAAGGCCAACCCACTGGAGTATGGGGAGAAGCAGACCGTAGAGCATCAGGGCACACAAACGCTACAGGTGAAGGTTGTGGAAGATGATGCGCCAGTACGGAATGAGAAGGCGCTGAAGAATGTGATGGTAGCGGCGACCGTCACGTCTACCTTAGCGGTGGGAGCAGGGGTAGCAGGGGGTGACTGGAGTGACGGGGGTAGTAGGTAGGGGGGTGACTACGCAGTCACCCTAACGAGTAACAGCAACAGCTCTTTTATTAGTAACAGAGAAACAGAGTAACTGAGTAACTGAGTAACTAAGGAACTAGTACACTAGGTAACTAGAGAGACTATGGCATCGGTTCGTGGAAAGCATAGACATGGCGCTTCATCCGCTGGGGAGGTGGAAGTCCGCCTCCACAGACGGCATCCGGGGCAGGTGGCTATTGCCACACACCCTGCCAGATTCCGGGTGGTGATGTGTGGACGGCGGTGGGGGAAGTCGGCCTGTGGCATCCGAGAAGCCAGCGATGTAGCAATTGCAGGACAGCCTGTGGGGTGGTTTGCGCCGTCCTATAAGCTGGCGCTAGAAGCGTGGCGGGAGCTGGTAGACCGTCTGGCCCCTATCACGGCCCGCATGAACGAGCAGGATAAGCGGCTAGAATTGGTGACGGGCGGGATTATTGAGGTGTGGACGCTGGACACCCCCGATCCGGCCCGAGGTCGTAAATATGCGCTGGTGGTGATCGACGAGGCGGGTATTACGCGGGATTTGCTGGAAGTCTGGCAGTCTGCGATCCGCCCCACACTGGTTGACCTGAAGGGTCGGGCGCTAATCTTGGGCACCCCAAAGGGCCGGAGACATGGGTTTGTCGTGTTATTCAACCGTGGGTTAGGCGAAGACCCCGATTGGGCATCCTTCCGTGCCTCAACGCTAGAAAACCCGTACATCCCCGCCGAAGAGGTGGAAGCCGCCCGTCGAGAGCTGCCGCCCGAAGTGTTTGCCCAAGAATTTGAAGGCATCCCGACCGACGATGGCGCAAATCCCTTTGGCTTGGAAGCCATCCGTGCCAGCCTTGGCCCGCTCTCGGACCAGCCCGTCGTGGTCTACGGCGTCGATTTGGCCCGAAGCATGGACTTCACCGTGCTGGTGGGGTTTGACGCCTACCGCAGAGTGGCCTTTCTGGACCGCTGGCAGGCTCCGTGGGCCACGACAAAGGCACGGATAAGGGGTAGGGTAGGGGACACGCCCGTTGTGGCGGACGCGACGGGGGTTGGCGATGCGATTGTGGCCGATCTGCAAGTCATGGGGGTCAACGTTACGCCCCATGTGTTTACGCAGTCCTCCAAGCTCCGCCTCATGCAACGCATGGTGGCCGCGTTTCAAGGCAAAGAACTCACCCTGCCCGATTCAGAAGACGCCCGATGGCTGACCTCCGAGATGGAAGCCTTTGAGTTTACCTACACGGCGACAGGCGTCCGATACGAAGCCCCGTCTGGGTTCCACGATGACGGTGTGATGGCGGTGGCGCTGGCGCTACATGGCTGGGACCGGGTGCAAGGGGCGGTGCCTGAAGCGCCAGTGGGATTGCGGAAAATTGTCGACGACCCCTATGTTTCTCCCGAAGCTGGAGAAGGACGGCTGTTTCAGCCTGCGGGAGATTTCCAATCCCAACTGCCCGGATCGGGCTGGTAACACATGGAGCAAACGGGCATGGATGCAGTATTAGCAAAACTGAGCAAGAAGCTAGGCCGCAAACCTATGCTGAAGCGAAAGGGCTTGACCACTAGCGAGCCGCTCCGTCCCCCCGGCATGACCGTGGTGATTGGCCTTGGCAAACCGATGGGCAAGAAGGGTGCGTTTGCCAAGCGGGATGAGAAGGGCTATCCGATGGACGACGAGGGTGGAGCGGGTGGCGACGACGAGGAGATGGTCACAGAAACCAGCCCCGAAGGACTGTCGGCCAAACTCGATGCGCTGATGGAACGGCTAGACGCCATCGAAGAAAAGATGGGCATGAACGAAGAAGACGATGACGAGATGGAAGACGAAGACGAATCCGACATGGAGGAGGAAGACTAATGCTTGAGAATCCAGCCATCACGTTGGCGATCAAGATGGTGTCCCCGATTGTGGTCGGGTTTGCCACCCCGTTCGCGGTCGATGCCGTGAAGCGAGGATCGGCGTTGGTCGATAAGGCTCCGACCTATGCCAAGCAGGGTCTTGCTATTGCTATTGCCTCCCTCGGCACCGCCCTCACCGCCATCCTCGGCGTGGATGTCCCCGCTGATCTGGCGGCATGGGACGGCGAAGTGGTGAAGGCGATGGTCGCAGGCTTCTTGGCTATTGCCATCAAGCAGCACAAGCAGTTGAAGAAGGCCAAGTAGTCACATGGCCTCCCCGGCGTGGCAGCGGAAGGAAGGACAAAACCCAGACGGGGGACTTAACGCCGCCGGTCGCGCTTCGCTGCGGGCGGCTGGCAAAGATATCAAACCGCCTGTCAAAGCAGCGGAAGCGGCCAAAAGCCCAACGTCTGCCAAACGACGGATCGCGTTTTGTAAGCGGAGTGCTGGGCAGAAGAAGATGTGGCCTAAAGCAGCAGCAGACCCAGAGAGCCGTCTAAACAAAGCAAGGCGTCAATGGGATTGCTAACGTGTACACGGTGCAAAACAGAAAAACCAGCAAACGCTGAATTTTTCCCATTGCACAACAAAAAACATAACGGGCTAGATTCATGGTGCCGTCAATGCCGTCGTGAGTACAAGCGTGGGAAAGTGTTGCCAAAAGGTGTTTCTGATAAAACGCGGGGATACGAAGCTCGCGCTTTGTTAGAATGCGTAATTTGCGGTGAACCAAAAGATGAAAGGTTTGCCGTAGACCATGACCACAGCACAGGACACGTACGCGGCGGTTTATGCATGAGGTGCAACATGGGGCTCGGGCATTTTCGAGATAACCCAGAACTTCTTCGCTTTGCTGCATTGTACCTTGAGGGTCGTTGCGCTTGCGGAGAGTGTCAGCCGTATTGGGGAGGAGAAGCAGAAGTGGAAGACAAAAACACTGATATGTTCTTCCCGATATGGGCATGAAAGCCAAGCTGACCAGTGCAGCAACGGCCCGTGACCCAGATTCGCGGATTAACAAGTCACTTCGTGCATGGGACTGCAACTAACGTCAGGAGATAACGATGTCTGTTGGAAACTTGCTCAAAAGCACGACGACCGTTGCCGCTGCACAAGACGCCGCCACCATCTCTGGCTTGCCCAGTGTGGGATCGGTCGGCATCCAGATCACGGGCACCTTCTCCGCCACGATCACGTTTGAAGGCACGGTCGATGGCGCAACCTACGTCGCCCTCAACTGTCTTCCCAGCAACAGCGGGACAGCGGCCTCGACGGCAACAGCGGTGGGTGCCTTTACGGTGTCGTCTGGCGGGTATGCGGCGATTCGGGCACGGTGTTCGGCCTACACTTCTGGCTCGCCTGTGCTGACTGTCCGCTACGTCGGATCGTGACCGAATTCCTGCTCCGTATCCTGTGGCCGCTGGTGCTGGTCTACGGCATTTATCAGTGCTGTGCAACGGTCAAGCTCTTTGCCCCGCTACGGGATACGAGTCCAGTGGAAGAAGACCCGTATACCGTCCATGTACCTGAAGATTTGGTCGCCGTCGTGTTGCAGTACACCGATAGCTGGGCGCAGGAAGATGTGATGAAGTCTATCCGTGAAAAGTACGCCACGTTGCGGGACTGGAACGCAGTCCGCTCGGCCTTTGGTGTTGGGAGGATTGACGCATGACGGGACCGATGTTCTTTGACGACAACGACCCGATGGGGTTGTTGGCTGACGGCACCGCGACCGTCCCATCCCTCGACGGCCCGATCCTCGAAACGGAGATGCTTCGGGCGATGGAAGGGTTGTCCAACGACCCGCTTGGCCCGAACGAAAAGGTCGCGCCCAACCCGCCGTCGAACAACACCAGCACTGCCGCCGAAAACGATGCCAGCTTGCAGCGGGCGTTGTACGGGTACGACTTCCCCGGCGCAGATGGGCAAGACGACATCGACCCGTCCGCGTGGTCGTCGTGGTGCCGTGGCTTGTGGGAGGGTCGGCGTGATGCGGTGCAGATGCACCTCCACCTCGTCGAACGCAATCGCCTGTTCCGTGCAGGGCAGCAGTGGATTTCGGCCAACGGCATGGGTCCGTGGCGGGAACCGGCCCGTCCGCGTGATGCGGCCCGTGTGGTGTACAACATGGTCGATAAAGCGCTGGATCAGCGGTTGCAGATTCTGATGGATCAGAAGCCCGGCTTCTCCGTCACGCCCGTCACGCAAGACCCCGAAGATCGTCGGAAGGCGCAAGCCCAACAGATGGCGCTGGAGTACCAGTATGAGCAGCAAGAGATGCAGCGTATGGCGAGGGAAGCGAGTTTCTGGGCGCAAACGGACGGCATTTCCTTCTGGCACGAGTACTGGGACCCAAATCGTGGACCGTGGGACGAGCGCATGGGTGATCTTGCTGGGCAGAAGAAGCCCATGGGCGATATTGGCTGTCAAACGCTTCGGGTGGAGCAGGTTCGTGTCTCGCCTAACGCGACCGCGACCCAGCGCCCACACTGGGTCATCATTCGTGAGGTGATTTCTCGGAGTGAGGCGGCGTATCGGTATGGCGTGACGGGATTGGACGCCGCCAACACGATGCTGTCCACCAGCAACGGCCCGACGTACAGCGGCAGTGAAGGGATTGGCGCATGGGTCCTCTCGCAGACCACGATTGGCGAAGGCCAGCGGTTGCGGGATGAGGATGTGACGGAACGGTTCACGGTCTATCTCCAGCCGCACCCCGATGTGCTGCCCGAAGGCTTGCAGATGGTGGTCGTTGGCGATGAAGTCGTGTTCGGACCCTCACCCCTTATGTGGAACACGATTCCACTGGTCCCAGTACGCGACGGTTCCAGCGACCCCAGTTACTATCCGCGCCCCGTCATGGAGCAATGGATAGATCACCAGATGCGGATCAATGCGTTGTTGTCCAAGTGGGTCGAGAACATCCGCGTCAACGCGGGTGGGCGATTCCTGACACGGCCCAACGCCATTGCGACCGAAACGTTCATGGGTGGCGTGACCTCCATGATCGAAATTCGTGGCGCAGGTCCGATGTCGGACAGCATCCAGCCTGTCAACGGGTTTAGTGTGGGCAACGATGTCAAAGAAGCCCTCGCGTTGGAAAAGGGGGCGTTTGAAAACGCCTCGGGCTACAACGCGGTTAGCCGTGGACAGGTGACGGGCGAATCGGGCCGTGCCATCATTGCCAGCCGTGAACAGTTGGAGCGGGTCTTTAGCCCCGGCGTCAATGCTTTGGCAATGGCCTTCACCGACTGGGGCAAAATCACGCTGGCAGGGATGTCGTGGGGCTACGATATGCCCCGCTCGCTTGGCGCAGTTGGCAAGGGTCGTCCCGACCTCGCCCGTGCCGTGTCGGCGTCGGACTTTGACGGACAGAGCGATGTGAAGGTCGAAGCCTCGTCGATGATGCCGATGCCGCTGGCGTTCCGTATGTATATGCTGGACAACTGGCTGCAAACGGGCGTGATCGACATGAAGGAATACCGTCGTCGCCAGATGTTTGCCGTGGCAGGGGACATCTCCACGCCAGACTCGGATCAAGAAGCACGGGCAAAGCGGGTGGCAGACGCTATTCGGATGCAGACGCCCGTGCCCGAGATGCGGTGGCAGGACAACGAAGCGATTCACCAAGATGTGCTGGAACGCGAGTTACTGCTCCAAGACGACGTAGAACCGTCCGTCATTGCCGCTGCACAAGAGCGGTGGGTAGCACTAGCAAACCAAGCGCAGCAGAAACAGGGAGGAGGACCGCCGCAGCAAGGTGGCCCTGCTGGTGCTGGCCCAGAACGCGGACCTGCCGCAGCCAGTGTACCAAATATCACACCGGGACAGTTACCGCTTGCCAGTGGCAATCCGCCGATTGGGGTCACCAACCTTCTTCAACAGAATTTGGCTGGCATCCCAGAGGCAGAGCAGTCCGCACAGCAAGCTGACATCTTATCCCGACAGCAATAGGATCGCAGCATGGACCTCGGTGAAGCAATTTCCAGTGCCGTCGCAAGCGCCCTCCCACCACAGCAAGACACGGCTGTGGCTGAGGATGCCGAAGAGACACTGGCTCCAGATGCAGCAGACGATGGCGGAGAAGCAGTAGAGGACGCTGGGGAATCAGAAGACCTTGGCGATCAACCCAATATGCCAGAAGGATACGTTGCCGTTCCAACGGTGACGGATGATCTGGCCACAGAGTTTGCCCTCTACGATGCAGATGGAGAGGTAGAAGTCCCGAACTTGATGGTCGAGTACAAGGCCAACGGGAAGATGCGAAGTGACCGCTTGGATCAAGTGGTGAAGCTGGCCCAGTGGGGCGTGTACAACAAAGATCGGGAAGAAAAGGTCCAGCAGGTTGAGCAAGTTGCTCAACAGGTCTATCAGGAGCGCGAGGAACTCGCTGCCCTGCTGTCGGAACGAGAAGAGCAGATTGAAAAGCTGTTGATGGACGACGATTTCTTGTTGGCCGTGCGCGATGCGTATGGTGAACAGAACTCGCCGGAAAGTAGGGCCGCTCGCGCAGAACAGGAGGTGAAGGACATCCGTGTCCAAACCCAAATGACGGCGATTGCGGAGAAAGGCCAAGTGTTCTACGAGAACGAAGTGATGCCAGCCCTTAACATGATTGTTGGGGCACTGCCATCCATTTCCGTAGACGAGTTGGCTGGGAAGTTCCAGATGGCTATGTACGCGCACGTTGAACGCGCTCCCAACGGAGAGGCGTATGTTCCAGCGTCACGCTACGATGCGATCCGACAGTACATCCTCGACG